GAATTAGGTTCTATGTCTCCTTCGCGTGCTCGTTTGCTTTTGGAGAACTTAAGCTTATGGAAGGATCGGCAAAGATCATCAGCCTTATCAGTAGGGATGAAAACCAACATCTAGTTCTCACTCAACAGATTCTTAAGAAGTGGGCAGATGGAGACGATCCAGAAATGCAACAGATCGCAAAGGAAGAGAGAAGTAATGTAATAGGCATGTTCAAAAATGCCGTTGAAGAAGAGAAGGAATGGGCAGAGTATCTGTTCAGTGGTGGTTCTATGATAGGTTTGAATGACAAACTACTCAATCAATATGTTGAGTGGATTGCTAACAAGAGAATGAAAGCTCTTGGTCTAGATCCAATCTATGATCAACCATTAAAGAACAATCCATTGCCTTGGACACAACACTGGATCTCATCTAAGGGATTACAAGTTGCACCACAGGAAACAGAGGTTGAATCCTACGTTGTTGGTGGTATCAAACAAGATATCAAGAAGAACCAGTTCAGCGGATTCAAACTGTAGACTAAATAGTATAAAAGTAGTCCTGTAAAGAATGGCTAAGCAACAAATTGGTGTAGGTTCTGCCAGTAATGACGGAACAGGAGACACCCTGCGACAAGGAGCAGTAAAGGTAAACGCAAACTTTAGCGAGATATACTCGGTATTTGGTGATGCGACTAATTTGGTAAGCTTTGCCAAGACTTCTGGTATCTCTAGTGACTCTAATAAGTTTGGTGGTCAGTTACCTTCGTACTATCAAAATGCAACTAACTTAACCTCTGGTTTACTTTCACCTGATCGTTTACCAGAGGTTGTTGTAGCAACTGCTTTTAGTGGTGGGTTGATAGGAAGTGTAACTGGTAATGTTACAGGTGATCTCACTGGTACTGCATCTACATCTGTCAATGCTTCTTTTGCATATGGTATATCTGGACAACCAGATATCTTAGCCAAGGATATAGTTGCAGTCAGTATTGCTTGCACCAACGTTATAGGTGATCTTACTGGGGCTGCAGCGTATGCTCAGACTGCTGGACTTGGGAACTATGCTTTCGTAGCGGGTCTTTCTACGGACTCTCAGAGATCAGTCTATTCTCAACTCGCTGGTGTATCTACTGTAGCTGGGTATGCAACCACTGCTGGTATCGCCACTCTTGCAGTCAACTCTCAAGGCCTGACTGGATCACCTGATATTGTTGTTGGTCTTGCTAGTGGAACGTTCAAGGGTGATGGATCTCAACTGACTGGAGTTGTTGCTGCATCTTCTGGTATCCTTATTAGGGATAACGATACTCCTATTGGTATTGCTGCTAGTGTTAATTTTGGATATGGTTCTACAGTATCACCCCTATCTGCTGGTATTGTCACAGTAACCGCTGTTAACCAATACGATCAATTAGAAGTTTCTGGTGTCTCAACCTTTACTGGGGACATCAAACCAAATGGAAATATTACAGGTGATGGCAACACAGTTATAACTGGTGTATCATCTGCTTACATCACTGATGTTCATGGTGGATTGATTGGAAATGTAATCACCGCAGCACAACCAAATATCACATCACTAGGCACTCTAACTTCATTGAATGTCAGTGGTGACGTAAGTATTGGTGGAACATTAACATACGAAGACGTAACTAATATTGATTCTGTCGGTCTTATCACCGCAAGATCTGGTATGGTCGCTACTGGTGTTGTAACTGCAACAACATTTAGTGGTCCTTTAGCTGGAAATGCAGACACTGCTACTTCTGCTGGCACTGCAACCACTGCCTCACGGTCAAATAACATTGCAGTTGTTGATGAATCTACAGATACAACATGTAGTGTATTGTTCGCTGGGGAATCATCAGGATATGTTGCTGCCAAAACAGGAACTAACTTACTATTTGATGCAGTACAGGGAACTTTAAAACCCACAAATGTAAATGCAACTGGTATCATTACGGCATCATCATTCAGTGGTAATGCAACGAGTGCCACCACTGCATCTACTGCTGATGTTGCAACAAAAGTTACCGTAACGGATCAATCTGGTGACACTTCATGTAATCTCTTGTTTGCTCAAGCAGCAACTGGTGATGTTACACCTCATACTGGAAGTAATCTTACATTCAATTCCAATACAGGTCAGTTATACGCCACCCAGTTCAATGGATCTGGAGCTGGTCTTTCTAATGTACCAGCAGCTGCTATTACTGGTCTTAATGTTGATGCTAGACCACTCTGCAAACAGACAATATATAGTACGGCCACAAGTTTTAGTGTGATTGGTTGGCAAAGTGGTTGGACAGCAGCTCCATTTTCTGTTAGTATTACTCCCACTCAAGCAAGTAGTAAGATTCTAATTGAAGGTGCTATGTTTGCAGACGCTTACCAATATGATTATTCTTTCTTATATGGTATTAGAAGAGCGATATCTGGTGGCGCTACAACTAATATTGTTCCAGCAAACAATGGTAATTATAGACAAGGATCAATGGTAGTTGTTGCACCGTATAGTAACCTTAACTATAGAACCGATCAAGTTACTTACTCCCCATATCTAGATTCACCAAATACTACTTCTACAGTTACATACACGTTCATTATTAGAAACCAAACTACATCATCTTATGATTACTATATCAATAGAGATAGCTTTGATGGGGATAACTCAACTAGTAGAAGAACTTGGAGTCGTATCACCGTAACGGAGGTAAAATCTTAATGGCAACTTACAATCACGAAGCTATTCGTGCAGCATATCCAGACAAAAATTTATTAATTCAAGATGATATTGGTATATTTGATAGAGATATCAGTGACACTACACCGTTTGAAATAGATCAAGCGTTAGTAGATGCAGCTGCAGTCACAACAGATAAAGAAAAACAGAATGCTTACCATAAATTTATGCGTGAACAAGAGTTCCGTGAGGTTACAGACCCAATGTATTTCAAAGTGCAAAGAGGTGAGATAACACAGGCAGACTACGATGCGAAAGTCGAAGAGATCAGGACAAAGTATCCTTATATATAATAAGGTTATAATATTTTACCATGCCAGAATCTGTTAAAACTTCCCCTAAGAAAGAAGAAGAGAAACCGAAAGGCGTTCTCGAAAAAATAAAAGACAAAATCTTACCCGATGAAGATGAGCAGGCTGCTATCATTAGTACATTTGTTCGTCTTGGCGTGTTGGTTTGGAGCGGCGGAATTTTGACTTTAAATTATGTGGCCATTCCAGGCGTTCCTCAACAGAAAATTGATCCGACATTTATAGCATCAGTTTTTACGGGCGTGCTAGCGAGCTTTGGCATCCAGACCGCATCTAAGAAAGGTGACGGTACTATGAAGATGAATGGTAATGGTAATGGTAATGGAAACGGTGGTGCTCCTCCTGTTACTGCAAAAGATATTGAAGCAATCATAGCAAAATCTAGTGCTGGTCCTACTCAAACAATTAGAATAGAACAAGCACCTCTTAAGATTACTACTGATACAGATAACAAAGAAACATTTAAAATGTAAGGAGGTAATTATGTCTTGTGACGATCACGGTAAAATGAACCCAGTTGCACATGCTTTATATCATGTGAAAGAATGGGATAAGAAGATGGCAAAGAAGATACAGGACAAGTTTAACTTGACTGATTATCAAATGCTTTGTCTTGCTTTTGCTAAGGGATTTGTTATAGGTGCTATCCTACTTTAATGGAACTAACTGAAGAAAATGTAATCAAAGTTCTTGAAGAACTTCAACCTTACATTGAGGCAGATGGAGGGTGGTTGCAGTTTGTAGAGATAGAACACGAAACTAATTTTGTTAAAGTAAGATTGGGTGGTGCATGTTCTACTTGTGCTATGAGTGCTATTACATTAAAGCAAGGTATAGAAAAGAAAGTTATGAGTGAGATTCCTGAGTGCTATGGAGTTATTCAGGTTCTCTAACACAGTGTTGGAGTCCACACTCAAATAGGTAATTTTTACTAGATGTGCTATAAATATGGTTAGTATGGGATTGAAAAGATCATGCCCCTGACTAAGCAAAAGCATTACACAGTTGGTTATCACGACCTACAACAACATAATTATGAAATATGTGAGTATGCAGTAGATGCATATCAAGCAATACAATATTCTAAGGAGGATGTTCCAGGTCTAAAGGAGCATCCTCTTTTTATTGACTACTGCTTGAAAGAGGAGTAGAATGAAAACACTTACAAAATACAAGCACGAAATTAT